GTTTTGACTGTCAGCATACTGGAATGCAAGTCTGTCTTCATGGTTTTTGAATCCATACAGATAGTCAAAACCCTTGGCCGTGGCACCACCAATGACTTCAGACATTTCAGCCCAGAATTCATCATCAAAGTACACATCCAGATGATCCTGAAGACCTTCAGCACTTGCCTTGGCTTGAATGGGGTTTTCTTCAAAGGACAGAATGAATGCAGTCAGCTGATCCACATGTTCCGTGAAGAAGGGGTGACAGATCCTGCTGTTGGATCTTGCCTTGTCTTCCACCAGAACACCGTCCGCATTGTAGTAGAACATTCTATAATTCAGGATATCATGTTCTGCTTCATAATATCGTTGGCCAACGGCCGCCTGTCTTTTCTTTTCGGACAGGGCATCATCTTCAATCAGCCGCTTGATTTCAGCTTCTGTCAGCATAGTTTCACCACCTTGCAAAAATACAAAATCGACAAAGATGCAAGCACCATAGGCGGTTCCAGTTGCCCCGCCCCAAAGGAGGTGAAGGTATTTCCCGGACTTCCCCTGAAGAAAATTGCCAAGAAAGGGGAAGGCCGCTGGTGCTGTACATATTGCCGGTCAATACAACCATTTATTCTTCTGGATGAACCGTTCCAATGCATAACGCATGGCATCCATCAGATGGTTGTTATCATCTTCAGGTTCATTCAGGGATTTTCCGAACTTGTCTTTTTTCCACTGGTACTGGCTGATTTCAGTCAGGAAGTTGACACAGCGGGGATGGACAATAATTTCAAAGTCTTGGATCCATTGGATGCCGTTGTTGACTGAATCCTTGCCCTTCTTTGCACCCTTGATCCGCAGACCCAGACCAGACAGTTCATCAATGGACTTGGGTTCCGCACAATCACCGGTGATCTGTTCCTTGGCATATCCCATCCGGTTGACTTCTTGGAAGATGGCCTTGTTGGACATGCCCTTCTTGTACATTTCATCCCAGACATAGATCCGCCGCTGTTCCAGTGACAGGAAACCACAGAACAATGCACTGGGGTCATTGGTATAACCAAAGTCCAGACCAAATGCAGATTGCACATCCTTGGGCAGATCCTTCAATGTGAATGCCTGTTCTGTGAATCTCTCATACACCAGACCATCAACCACACCCCAATTGCCCAGACCGGCAACATTGTAGCGGCGGGGATTATTCTTGGCCATCCGTTCAAATTCTTTCCGGTCTTCCGGGGACAGCCATTCATTGCACATGTAGTTGGTTGTGATGGCCAGAATATCAGGATCTTCCACATCAAAAAACCTTGCCTTGATCCATGTCCGGTCAGACCAAGGGTTGAATGTCAGGGTGATCTGCTTCCACAGGCCATCCGGACAATCACCCAGCATGGATTCAGCAAGGGTGTCAAAATCGTCTTCAGATGTTATTTCATAGGCTTCTTCAATCCACATCCAGCACAGGACACCCACTTCAGTGGCAATGGATGTGATCTTCAGGGGATCATCCAGACCACGGAAGTATATCTTCTGTCCGGTGGGGGTGTAGGTCATTTCGAGGGGGGATTCCTTGATCTGCCACAGGTGTTCAACCTGCAACCGCTTGATTGCCCACTTCAATTCAGTGAAGCAGGAATCTTTCAGTGTTCTATATGTTTTACGGACAACCAGAAGGTTAGATCCGGGATATTTCATGATGTCATAAATTGACCACAGTGCCATGGTCTTGGACTTCTTGGAACGGCGGGAACCTTTACAGATCCGATACCTGCCACGGAAGTTCCAGAAGGTAGCATATCCTTTACCTACAATGTCAGGCAGGTGGATCCGCACATGTTTAGTCTTCATCAAAGATCACCGTCTGTCCAGTCTTGAACATGTGGCCAGTTCTGTGACACTGGGGACATTCCAGCTGTTTCAGAAGGGTCTGTTCCGGGAACAGACCAATATACCGCTTGCCACAGTGCCAACACATCAATTCACACGCTTCATGGGGCAGATTGGCTTCAATATCAATCACATTTTCAGTCTTCAAGACTTTCTTCACCACCAAACACAGGAATGACCACATTGATGTTGGTCTTGCTGTCATAGGCACCCTTCATCTTGGCCAGTTCCGTTGCCGCCTTGATGCGCATGGCATTGTTGGTGCGAACCTGCACAATCTTGGCTTCAGACACACCATCACCACAACCTTCAGTGACCACCACATCATCAGTGGTTTCACCGCGCAGGATGGCTGTCAGCATTTCATGGATTTCACGGATGTCTGCAATCTTTTCAGATGCCATTTCTTCCAATAATTCTTGGATTCGGCCTTTGATGTCATCATTTTTCAACAGACGGTTACAATTGGAATAAATCGACCGGGCATTGTCTGTCTTATATCCGGCCAACTTGTATGCTTCCGATGCATTGCCGGTTTTGGCATAATGCAGACAGAATGCTTCCCACTTGGGGTTTTCCAGCACGGCAATCACATCCTTTCAACGTAAAAAGGCACCGATCCCAACCGGGACAGGTGCCTTTCCTTTATTCTTTCCAGTTTATACTATACCACAGGTATAGTATAACATTCCACCACATTGGTCAAATTTTCCAAACCTTTTTGCCACCATCGCCACACGGACATCTTGCTGACATCCATGTCTTCAGCCACTTCTTCCCATGTCATGTATCGGATATAATACCGATGCAAAACACCATACTGCTTGGCCGGTAGCTTCTCCAATTCCCGGATGACCATTTCCTTGTGGTCAACATACCGATCCACCAGATCATTCAGTTCTTCAGCCATCTTTGCCAGCTTGATAGCCGCATTGCCAACTTTGTCAGATACTCCACCGCCACCATGGGGCATGTCTGACATTTCCGGGGTGATCTTGGTGGCCAGTGTCCACAACTGTTCCCGTTCGGCAATCTTGGCATTGATCAGTTCATCAAGCATCTTCACCTGATCCAGCCAATCTATGACTTTATCAAAAGCATTGTCCACATTGTCCACCTTCCGACTGTCCATGATGTGTCCAAGATTGTCCAAGATTACTAAAGTATCCTGAACAGCAATTTCCCTTAGAGCCGCAACGGTTTTTCGGATTGCTGTCCATGATGTCCAAGATAAATCCCTATATTTTATATATTTTTATATTTTACAGTGTCGCACATGCACACTATTAAAATATTAAATTTTATAAAGAAGTTGATTTTATCTTGGACATCTTGGACATCTTGGACACCCATATGAATATGTTTGTATAAACGCTGTATAATAGGGTATTTCCAGAACTTTTAAGAAGATTTTTTGTCCATGATGTTGTCCATGATAACCTGAACACCACAGGCTTCTTCAGCCATCTGCCGGATTTCTTCCATGGTTGTTTCACCACTTTGCAGTGATTCATACCAAATCATGACATACCGCATGAACCGATCCATCCGCACTTGACCAAAACCAAACTTGTCATGCAACACCGTTGCCGGGATGCACATGAACATTTGGAATGCAGACCGGATGGCCACATCCACTGCTTCTTCTTTCATACCCTTGATGGCATCATTTACGGCATCCTCTATCATCTTGTCAATCTGATCCTTTGTCAGATGATACACAGCAGGTGCCGCGGCTTTCTTACCGGCTTTTTCAGCCCGTCTGCGTTCTGCACGGTTAGACATCGGGATCACACTCCCACATCTTGGCTTCTTCATCTGCCGCGCTGGCAACCGCCAGACAAGCACAGCAAACAAGACCAGCCGCACCAACCAGAACACCCAAAACAAAGGCAATCACACACTTGATCATTTTTTATCCCCCATCCCATGCTTCACACGGTCTTTTTCTTCAGCCTTCTTGGCATCATTCCAAGTGGACAGGGATCCCACCAGATATCCGGTGATTCTGCGGATCCGCTCAAAACCAACACCCTTGCCCATCTTCTGTTTATTCATCAACAATCACCGTCCATTCTTGCCCCGCAGTTGGGGCAGTAGTTTGATTCAAAAAATCTTAACTGTCCACATACTGAGCATTTGACCATTTCGGATTCAAACGCTTCGTTTTTCTCAATTTCTTCAATCCACCGCCCATGAACCACTTCCACGGCATCCACGGTGGGTGTATTGTCAATATCTTCAACCAACACACAGTCACAGAATCCCAGCGCAGGATCCCACAGGACTGTTTTCTTCTGCTTCAGGACATCAACATCGATCAGCCGTTTTTCACTCATCGACAATCACCGCCTTCTGAATCTGATCTTCCTTGATAACGAAAACATTACAACCCCGGCGAAGGATCAACACCTTGAACCATGTGGGATTCCTTTCAACGGCCACAAGCATGCACCTGACCGCATCCTGTGCCTTCTGGGCATCCGGGAATATACATTGGTACACAACTGGTGCAGAATGCCGGATGTGGTTCATCAGTGCCAGCCATTTGTTGTGGGCACCACGCATGTTAATTTCCTTAATCATGGCAGTCACCCCACTTGATCTTCTGGCCACACCGGTCACAGTAGGATCCATTCTGGAACTGTTCCAAACCGGGTGCATTCAGCGGATTGCGGCAGGTTGGGCAATAATGGGACACATCCCATTGCCAAGGGGTGGAAATCGGTTCCATGGGGATCTGCCGTTTCAGTGCATTGACAATGAAATCTTCATCCAGCAGATACACATCCGTGATACCGTTTATTTTGGCCGTTTCCACAATGCCTTCCATCAGTGCCCGGTCAACCTGTTTCACCCGTTGTACCACCATGTTGTGTGTGATGGATGCCGCAGTGCTGGTGGCATCTAAATCAAACCGGACATTTTCCGGAATGGAAAAGTGGTGGATTGGTCTTTTGTCACCCAATGGAATCACCCCTTCCCAGATCCGGGAAACCATTGCAGGATCCGCTGTCCAGATAATTCTTCACAGCAAGATATTCAGCTTCCGTGCACTTCCGCCATTTATGGGATTCCGTGTTGTCACTGTAGAAGATCACCAGCAGGATTTCCCACTTTTCCGGATGATGAACGGTGTGGGTGTTGGGTACCAGCTGAAATTCACCCTTCAGGACATTGAACTTGTACACATAATCCGTTTCTATCTGGCTGAATGCTTCAGTGTACCGGACATCCACCGGTTCACAGTCAATGGCCATGGGTTTTTCACAACAGGCACCCAGAAGGCTGATGACCAAAATGGTCACCAGCACAATGGGGATCAGTTTCATCATGGTTTTATTCCTCCATGGTAATCAGATCAGAATGAGGAAGGGACAGGATCCAGTCACAGAAGACATGCCATTCATCCAGCTTGTGGTTCTTCCGGCTGTGGTAGATGTTCACCAGAACTTCATAGTTCAGCATGACCGTCCGCTTCTGGTTGTAGCTGGAAGGCAGAAGCTGGATCATGTGCCACCACCATTTCTTTTCCTTGGTGTCAAGGAACTTGTTTCGTGCCCAGTTCAGGGCATCGATCAGGTAACCAAGGACACCCACTTCAAACTTGGCCAGATGTTCATGACTGAAGTCATCCATGGTGAACTTCTTGGCATGGATCTTATGCATGGTGGAACAGGAATTGCAGACGGTGCCAACCTTGTAGGTGTCAAATTCTTTCCACCAATACAGCGGTGCATCGATGGTCAGATAGACAGGAATCATCCGTCTGTACTTGGCATGAACGGCACCACCCTTGGCCAGACCGGTCATCAGCTTGTGATCAGCATCACCAAGGAAGAATTCAAAGTCCGCACATTCAAGGGTTTCCGCATCTTCAATGTGGGTCTTGTGGCTATCAGACAGGTGCCAGCTGTTCATGGGGTTCCGCATACCTTCAATGATGATTTCCCACTGTTCGGGGGAAGGTAGGACGGTTTTTTCAATCTTCAACATCAGATATTTTCCTTTCCAGTCAAAATATAAAATACATCATACCCGGCAAGTGCCATCTGTTTCAGATAATACGCAGATGGATCACCTTTGCCGCACTGCCAATGGCCAAATGTTCCTTTTGGGATATCCAGTTTTGCAAGTTCTACCTCCCGTTGTTTTTTGTCGGGGACACGGGACTTGATTGCCCGTGCCGCCCTTTCACCAATGGTCATTCGTTTTCTTCCTCATATTCACCC